CTGCTGGTAACATACTGCACTCAGATTTACCTGGCGATCGGAAATTGTGTCAGCATGTGGCGGTTAAACCCACGTACTAGAACGTCGCCGCGATTCCCAACCCGAAGGGAGGAACACAAATCCACAGGACCTTACTTCATGGCATATAATCCAGCATCATTTAAAAGAATCCTAGACTACAAGAACAAAATACTAAAAACTTGTAATCAGACACTCACACACCTAGGGAAGAGCAGGCGGTACAGACGATTTCTCCTCATGCACCTCAGGCTCCTCTACCTCTTCTTCTTCATCACCTACATCTACAGCTTGAGCTACTATATGCTCGCGCACTAAAGACCGTGCCCCAAGAGGGGGCGCGGTGGGGACAAGAAGTGTGGTCGCAAATGACTGGGGAGTTAATCGCGATCTCAAATCATCCAATGTTGTACAGAAGTTAAGTAGCTGATCCGATGATACATTATCAGCTCCCTTCCCATCTATAAGGCAGAAAGTCTGCATGGCAACAAAAGAAGAATGAGAAATACGGATATAGTCGTTGCGTCGCGCGGCTACATCAGCATCCCACTGGATAATATCCACCAACTCCCTCCACAACTCTTTCCGCACCTTGTTTTTCACGACAAGTGACTTCTGAGCCATGGTGAGCCAGTAGGACATATCCACCACATGAACGTAGTAACCTAGGCTACTCATGCTGCGGTTACATGAGACCCTGTCTTCGAGGTCCTACCCGCACCAAGGCGCGTCAACAAACTAGTAGCAAAATCAACTTGTGATCTGGACAGATCAGGTAATTCACGGTCCAGTAGTTTCGGAGACGTTGGCGATGGCGGAGGGCAATAATACTTCTCATCCTCAATGAGAGAACCACTGCGACAGCCAACACGTTGGAAATCTTCAAATCCAAGGCGGCGACAAAGATCATCAATACGACGACTGATCTTTGCAAAAGGGTCCCAATCAACAGCTTTACGAGATCGAGCTTGAAGACCAGAACCAATTGGGAATAAGTGCACATCAAAACTACTTATAGTCCCAGCAGTATAACCGCTGCTATAAGTAATGGCACCCACACCAGTGAAATTAGCTGCCATAAGAATCATAACAGACGTTGAGGATTGACCTGCAGGAAAACCAATAGTAGTATTACCTGCCGTTGTTGTTGAATATTGGGTGAAAGGAACAAATATACCATTAGTAAGTGTAAAATTAGTATAATTTGGAAGTGTAATGTTCCCAGCACTATTCGACTGCACGATAGCCATGACATAGCTACCGGGGTTAAACCCAGTCAAAACGTTAGCTGTTGCAGACGTGGTTTCACCAGTGTTCACGTTGCGCAAGTTCCTAAAGAACTGCCCAGCTTGGGGGGGGTCGCCCATAACGGAGTCCCAGTACCAATGTTGATATATGTTATTTGAAATAACAGGTGAGAGAGTTGGTTTGTAGAACTCAAGCTCATATGACACCCACAATTCTCCAATTGTGATATCATCAACTTGCATACCTTGGGTTGCGATATAAAATTGACCAAGATCATAAGAGAGGGGGTTATAATTAGCAGAATTGGAACCATTGTTGGAACCACTACGAATATACAACTGAGTAAGGGGGGTGAGCCCACGAGCACACTCAATGCCATGCAATCCGTTGCAGGATGGCTTAACAGCAGTGCGATACTCATGATCCTCCATCTCTTGTTTATTTGAAAATGGCGGCAAATTAGAATTATATTCGGTCGCCATGATGATCATACCTTCAGCATTGTTAGTGCTTGAGATAGCATCACCAGCGGACGAGCGAAAACTAAAGATTATACCACGGGGACGCCACTGCTCATAAGCAGCAGCCTGACTCGCCAACCAGGGAAACGTTGAAGTAACACCTGGATTTATAGGATATTGTGCAATCCGAAAATTGACAGACCCTTTGATGTCGCAGAGATACTCCTCATGATGTACAATTGATGAATGCTTCGAATTTCGAATTCTAGGCGGCCCACCAGTTTCCATCAGAGAGTTAGACTTTATGGAATAGTCACCGACACCTGTGACAGCTTTCCCAACGGAGATTATCGAATCAGCCGCTGAACCCAACCCTCCACCAATGGAGCGGCCGAGATCGGACCAATATCCGCCCCTACCATGGATTGCACCAGTGCGTTTCCGCATTGATACTTTCTTAAGATTGGGACGTTTTGCAATAGTCTTTTTGAGGTCTTTCTTGACCTCCTTCTTGACTTCCTTTTTGATCGCCTTCTTCTTTCCAGCCATCTTGTTGTTGTTGTTGTTGTTATTTTCGAGAGTGATTGTGACAAGTTTGAACGTACGCGGTTTTATATTCCGGGAATTCCATTGCAGATGCCATTGCAGCACACACGTCAGAATATGATAAACCAGTATACATTGACCAAAGGTCGGCATCGGTCTTGTACGACAAAAATGCTTCAACTACTCGAGGGTCCGTAGAAGCTCCGTGCTCCTCAAAAAGGGCTTGATACAAATCAGCAAACCACAATCGACAATGCGGACAGGCAAACGTCTCATTACGCAAACCAATACAACGAACAACAGTCTCCCAGATCTCACCAGATGTATTGAACTTCAGCATACTAGTTCTCATCTTTCGACAATCTATAACAGGGAGATACATACCAAACACCATCTCAAACCCATGACCAAGAAACTCGCATTCATGGTTATAACGAAATTCCATCGAGGGTGTGGTATAAACCATATCAATCTCATGCATCTTCTCAAAAATCTTCTTCGCATTGAATAAATGCTGTATAGATGGATGAACAGATATATTGATATCGTCACCAACAATACACATAATAAGATAACGATGAAAATCAGCATAGTTATGATACGATTCAGGCATGATCAGGTGCCACAAAACAACAATATCCATAAAATTCTTGAATATGTTATCAGGAGTAGTGCACGCCTGACCACTTGGATTACCACATTCACGTGAGTAAACATGGCCATCAACATCAAGAAATGGTGCAAAACACAAATCATAGTACAAATTATGCATTCGAGTCCAGTTCTCCTGAGTTTGATACTCGGGATGTAAACAACGGAAACGAAAGTTTCGCACCTTCTTGAAACAGTACCAACGGTAACGAGAGTCAAA